GGTGCGATTGCGCCGATACTGGGAGCCACGACAACTGCCTTTGTGGCAGATGTGGTGACGGAAGCGATACCAATTGGAGCGAAAGAAAAGGAAACTATGAGTAGTTGCGCCCCAGATAATTTCTGGACTTTACTTGGATCACTTGTGGAGATGGGTGGATGGTTGCTAGTCTTAATCTTTGTAGTTCCAATGATACTGGGATGGATACTCCCCGGCCCACTGGAACGAAAGAAAAAGCAAAAGAACTTATTCTCGTAGAATGGGTTGATATAATATCAGATGATGGATGGGAGGTAGCAGAAGATTGTGAACTACCTACTTTCTATTCTGTCGGCTGGCTTGAGTACCAAGATGAAAAAGTGTTGAAGATTTGCAACACACTGGATTTTGATGATGCTCTAGAAGAGCACAAGAAGAAAGAAAAGCCTATAGGGTACTCAGTCACCTGCTTCCCTATAGGGTGTGTAACAAGTATAAAGTACCTCTAGAAGGACTGATCTAAATCCTGTATTCTCATATTTAACATATTCACCTTAACTTTAAACCCATTAGACGGGTCGATACTACCCATAGTATATAAGAAGGCGTTCTTTCTATACTCCGCTACATCCTTATCCCCGCATAACCAAACGGACTTTACACCGTAAAAGTTGTTCTTCTTATTCTTCCTGTCAAATTCAATACTTATAAACACATACCTGTCAGCCTTCTGGTGGGTACTTGTGGTGGCGACCGAAACATCGTAATCCTGTAGGGGGGGTACGGTGCGCCGTTTAGTCTTTATCTCCAGCCTCTCCCCGCCGTGTACCATGTCATAATCAGACCTGTCTTCCAGCGGAGAACCAATGTAGGCTGAGAAGGCCAACTCCCCCAACTTCCCTGCCATGTTACCTCTACCACGGACTATAGAGTTCTTTATAGCCCCCATCTCTTTTCCCCACTCTTGGGCTTCCTTAATCATCTCCTTGGTGTGAGGAATTATCTTCATGTCTAGGACTTAGTTAGGATACTCCTCTGAGTCACAGCCCTTATCCCATTGTAATACCCTTCTCCGTCTAATCCCTCTAACATAATGACCCCTCTCCACCACTGGTACTCAGTATCCTGACACCAAGATTCCGTGTAGTTAGGGTGAGAGTAGCATCCTACAGATAGGCCAAATATCTTCTGCCCATCCGGTCTAGTCTGTTCAGCATGATTGTATAAATGTGAGTGTCCTTGCACAGCAGAGCAGTGTAGCTTTGTAACCATTGCGTGTCCGATGTGTGTAGAACTTATTGCCCTACCTGATATTCCAGCAGTGAAGTAATGGCTAAACGCTATACCTTTTATCGTGATGGATTTCTTGAAGGGTGTCACCTTCCACCCGTGTGCCTCGTACTCAAGGTCAAATAACCCTATCGCGTCCTCCAGTTCTGGCTGGGCGTTCACTACTCTCGTTATCCTATCCTCATGGTTGCCTACACACATATGTAGAACTGGATTATAGCCTCTGGCCTTATAGATAGGGGTTAGTAGTTTATCTTGGGCATCCAGCACAGCACTAATATCCTTGCTGTACCTCTTACCTTCAAATCCCTTAGTACCCCTGTCGTAGGATGACAGGCTTGGCATATCTGCCATATCCCCAATACATACAATAACGTCTGGCTTCTCCTTTGCTATGTACTTACCAAGGGCAGTAAACCTCTTGTTATCATAGTCAGGATGAGCGTGAGGATCACCTATGATGAGGAGGTTCATAAAAGAATCACTAAGCCCAGCATAATCACAATGATTACTATCCTCATTCCCCATCCCTCGCTTTTACCATATCTCTCCTGAAAGCTGAAAGCCATTCAATTATTATATCTACATCGTAGATGTCTAGGTTTCTGTCAGGAACATTCATATGTAGGTGCTCATCCCCGTCATTGTAAACGATGCCAAACGGACAATCATCTACTGACTTGACGGTTACGAGCGTATGATTCACTTACCCTTTCCGTCTAACTCAGATGTGGATTTCTTATCTGCCATCTTTTTCAATTCCTCTGCCATAACAAGTGCCGTTTTAGGGTAGAGCAAGAACTCTGTATTGTTTATGTCGAGTACAATAGTGCCACTCCTTGAACTATATGATTGCACGAAAAACGTCTTTATCTTGGTAGGTTTATATTTCACTTACCCTTCCTGTTCTCTAGTGTTCTAAGCCTACTGTACCCCTCTAGGAACCCCAAGAAGGCTATGAAGTTATCCATTATCTCCATGGACGAGCCAGCTTCAAACTCCCCTGTCTTCTTATCAAACCTCAAGACATACGCCTTGTTTACTTCCTTTCCCCTCATGTCCTCTATGGCCTTAGCGTAAGCAGCGCATTGAAGATGGTAGGCTGAGTAGATGGCACCAGAGGTCTTGAAATCTATTACACAATACTCATCATTAACTATAGCTGTAGCATCTACAGTTCCTGCGTACTTGTGTCCTCTGTGGTATACCTTCTCTTCTACGGTGAGCCACTCTACATCATTGGCCTTAGTCCACTCCCTGAATGCGTTGATAGCGTTCTTAGACTCAGTTCGTTCCGGAGTTAGAGGGGCTTCCCCCTTTCCCAGCTTCCACAGGATCGCTTCCTCGCACCACTTATGAACTTCCATACCTATGTTGAGGGCAGAGCCGGAGGATTTCCTGTACGCCCCTCGTATCCCCTTAGCCATGTCCTCTGAGGATATTTCAGCTTGGCTGTAAGCACCACAGTTCTCCATAAACCACTTAGCCCCCTCGTTAGCTGCCCACGGTATTAAAGCGGGTTTAGCTATGGAGTCTAGGATCGTAGTAACTGAGGGAGCGTACTCCCCTTCAACGGTATAGTAGTGCTTCTTCTCGTTGAAATCTAGTTCTACATCTTGCCCATCGTGATACTCTAGTAGCATCAGTCCATCTCGAATGGGTCTGAACCCGATGCTTTCTGCGCCTGTGGGAATCGTTTAGCAGAGTCTTGTGGATCTTCAAACACACCGCTGATGAAGGTGTTTCCGTTCTTATCCTTTTTCCTCCATCCGGCTATCTTTTTTTCCTTTCCATCTATCAAAGCATCGCCTCTGAAATCCGGCTGCTTGTCCCCGTCCTTCTTAAACATGTTCACAAACAACCCATATGTGTTGTCTCTGTGCTCGTATGGCATTTTGCGTTCCTCTTGTCGCTGTTGAATTAACTCTTCATTGTGGTTAAGGGCTTGCATTGCATCATTGTAGTCCTGTACCCACGATTCATCTAATTGTATCTCATCCGCAGACATTATACAACCCCTGCTCTGTTGTTTGCTTGGATCGTTCTCCACACTTCTATCCTCGCTTCCGCTATAGTGAACATATGTTTAAGTTCTGCTTCCTGCTCAACCGCTGCTCTTAGACCTTGTAACACTTCTGCGTAGTCTTCGTGGGACGTTGCCCATGCTTCCCTAGAAGATACTGTTCCGGCAGGGGCTTCCTGTATAAGCATAGCCAGCTTAACCTTCTTGTAGTCCTCAAGATACTTCCGGTCTGCAATGGCCTTGGCTAAGGTTCCAACCTTCTCTGCCATCCAGTGCAGCGCACTCTCTACTGATTGTTCATCAATCATCTAAGTCTTCTCCAAATAGTTTTCTTGGCTCACTGTAGTCTAGTATACCTATTCTAAAGGCAGCGTCAAGCGTTTTGAATATGAACTGGGCTTGCCAGTCCAGTATGTCGTCTTCACCGTTGTGCGCCTTGTCATGGCAAGTAAAGCATAGAGGCATTGTAAAGAAGTCGTTAGCCTTGAGTGCCACACCACCCCCAGAATACGGGGCATACCTGTGTTTTAGATGGTGGGCTACTACTGTGTCATCATCCATACCACAATTTACGCAGGGTAATGAAGCTACCCAGTTAGTGTAGTTCTTATTAGCCCATCGTTTGTGTTTGGGAATTGGTCGGGACGGTACGTCTGGCCCTCTTAACTCATTAGGGTAACTCACAAGCATCTCCTGTACAGGCTAATTCCTGACTGCCTGTAGTGTTATCATCACTCTCCTTGATTGAGTGCCAGTCTATGTCCTTCAGCTTTGGATAGTTCTTGTACTCTTCCTTGGTTATTTCTTCATAGGGAGCCTGTTGATACACATGACCATCATCCGATTTGGGTAGGAAGCTAACACCGCTCAGTATATCAAAGTTATCATAGCACCAAGCACCAACCTTCAGCCACTCATCCTCTGCCACATAGATCGTCACAGATGGCTTGTGCTCACACCAATGAACAGCAAATTTCTTCCATGTTTCAAGGTGAGAGATAGCGTCTACGTCATCTTTTATGACAGACTTGGCAGGAGCCTTCATTGGAAAAGAAAACACCCATGCCTCTGAGTTGTAGGGGTCTTCACAGTAAGGAACTCCTGCATTGAACAGAGCCTCGTTGAGAGGGTCTTTCTTATCCTGCCTTACTCTGCGAATGTAGTATTTCGCAAAGGCCGGATGCAGACCTGACGATGCTACCCCAGTTAGCTGTGAAACTGTACCGGAAGGCTTGATGCAAGTCACAGCTACGGATTGTGGTATCTCCAATTTCTTTGCCCATTCTTTATTGGTAGCCACAGCCACATCTCTTAGACTCTCTAATTGTTTTGGTGTAGCGTTGAGAATGGCAGGGCAATCATACACCCCTGTAAAGCTGACACCTAACAGCCTTTCTTCCTCTGCGTTCTTCTTCCACACAGGACGCACATACCTGAAATTCGTTAGGGTAGACTGGTAGGTTCCCAGCACAGTAGCCCAGTATATCTTGTCAGCTACAGAAGCTAGGCTATCGTTGGGCCTCAGTATGCACTCACTGAGGTTGCACAAACCGGACGGCCTAAGTACCACCTCGCTGCAAGGATTTACCCCGAACTCATAGGTATTATCACGCCTCTCTGGAGCCATGTCTTGAGCAGCTTTCCTGTTGAATATCCCCCGCTCTCCACTTCTGGATTCGTACAAGGCAATCCATTCACGCATGAAGATACCCATGTCAGGTCGTTCAGTGTAGCACACAGAGTTGTTAGACAAGGCTCTCTGGCCTTCCTCTAACCACCACTGGCCCATCTTAGCCCGTTGCATACGCTCATCAGTGAGGTTGCTCAGACTCAACTCAGCGGCTCTCCTGACACCCCCTACTACCACAGCCTCTCCATTAAAGCACAGTAGGTCATGGCACTCTATACTATTCAATCTGCGTCCAGAAGCATTTCGGAATATTCTAATATAGTGATTGAATAATCTTTCAAGAGGATCAGGCCCACTGGCCCTTCCCCCGAAAATTTTGAGTCTGGAGCCAGCGACACGGATACGGCTGAAGTCTAATTGCGGTATAGCACCAGAGTACAGTAAGCTGACCAACTCCCTCAAGGCAGAAGCCCATCCTATTTTAGAATCCCTGACCTTGATAACACTGTCGGTGTCGTGGAACTCATTAGCGACCTCTGGTAGCTTCCCAATGTACTGACGCTCGACAGAGAACCCAACCCCAGTACCACAGAGCAGGACATATAGGTTCTCGTCGAACGCCCTTACATGATCCGCAGTAAGGTAGCTACAGTTGTAGCCAGCCATGTGATCTCGCGCTAAAGCTGGCCCTGCCGTCATAAAACTTCTCATTGATGGAACGACATCACGGACAAGCACAGCAGTACGCAGGGAAGCAGGGATCGGACACACTTCTTCCATGAACTGGAAGTACCTATCTACTGTTTCTTCCCAAGTCTCACGCCGACCCTCTTCCTGCAAGTATCTTGCATAACGGGATTTATGTATGAAGGATTCGTAAGGAGTCATTCGCCAGAACAATGGGGGCAAGTAGTGGGGTTTTCAAAGATACGGATACCAGAATCTATAGCCAGTCTTAAATCATCTTTTATACCCTCTAAGTCATCCTCACCCCCCATATCTCTGATGGCGTGTAGAGTGTCTTCAGCTATATTCACCAATAACAACCTGAGCCGTACAAAGTTATCGGCTTCCTTCATTACTCTCAAAGAGTTATTTACAGCCCAGTCCCAATCCTCTTGGTCTTCCACAGAGATGTCCTTGCTTTCTATGGGTTTATTAAACTCTTCCATACTTATAACTTCAGCCGACATAATAATCTCCTGTAGTAAATGCCCCGTTATCCTAGGTCGCCCACGGGGCCACAGGCGTCACCACAGGAATTAGTCCGTACCCCCGTAGTTTATTGGAAGGGCTTCATCGCCTTCATCAACAGCGTGGACTAGAAGCATGATTAAATCATCAAAATCCAGTAACGCATAGATGCGAGAACTATTCTTTTCACCTATGGCTACCACTGGAACCTGTGCATCCTTTGAACCATCCTCAGCTTGCTTGTACCAATCCTTGAGGTACTGACTTAGTTTCTCCCTGTACTTACACTCTATTCCCAGATAGGGATGTTCTACATCTAGGTCTGTCTCACGGTCAGCCACACTGATCCTTCTACCACCTGCTCTGTGGGCTACCCTGCGCTCAAACCTCTTCCAGTTCTTATCCATAAAGTCTATCTGGTACCTGACTGTAATTCTTGTGATCTTTCTTCCATTGGCTTGATTGCATACCTTCCCATTTACGGAACATTTGGCAGGTGTAGCCTGTCCTACAGTAGTCTTCATGCTTACACCCATTACAAGGAGCACTTCTTCCCTGCTCCATGAAGATGTTGTAGCTTTCCACAGACATACTCATAGTTCAACCCACTCCTTTGGGCTATACCACCTCCAATCATTCAGAAAATTGGAGGACACCTTTTCCTCGACCCAGTAACCCTGTATGGAGTCATGCTGGATAACCTTACCCTCAACAATTTTCCCAGTCTCGATATTCCTTAGCTTTACAACTTCGCCTCTTTTCTTCAAAATGGAGCCTCACTTTTAGAAGATTCTTCCCTTCCCCTATAGGACGTAAGATTAGATTCTTCTCTTTCCCCATAGGATGGAAGATTAGATTTTGCTACCTGATCTGCCATGAGTAGATTCAGGCTTGCCCTATCCATCCAAAGATCAATCTCACACTCAGCCATATCCCAGTGACGGGCTTTTGATATTGCAATGTAGCAGTCTGCTTCAAGTGGATCATCGTGATAGTACCTTTGCAGGAGTATGACATTATCTACACGGTCTGTCAACTCCCCTGCACCCCTGATTGAGAAACGGTCAATTTTATCAGTCACGGAGAAGGACTTACGGGCATGGGCAACCAGAATAATATGTACTTCCAGATCACGGGCTAGGTCACACAAGCGACATACTACATCCTTCTGTGCGGTGTAGTCATCGTTCTTTATCCCTGAGATTGTCATTAGAGAATCCACAAGTATCATGTCAGTCTGATAGTTGTCTATGGAGTAACGTATACCAGCCTCAAGGGTAGGCATATTGATGGAGCCTTCCTTGTCAAAGAAGTACAGCTTATCCTTAGTCCACTGCTGTAGTTCAAGCCCATCGTTGATGTCCGGACGGGGTTTTAACGATGTTTGTCTCCAGAGCCTTATTAACTGAGAGCGTGGGGACATTTCCAACGACACAGAGAGGACTTTGGCCCCTTGAGCCATACAATTCAAGGCCACTTGACCCAAGGCCAAACTCTTGCCTGATGAGTTCACTCCTGCGAGGATACTGCACTCACCAGTCCGTAGTCTAAACTTCTCGTCCAGTATAGGCCATGGCATCTTGTAGCCTGTCTTGTCTTCTCCAAGCACATAGTAATCCATGACTTGCTTAGTGAAGTCTTCAGCAGGACGGATGGATTGCTCAGATTCAATCTGAAGGTAGGGTGCTAAAATTTCGGGGGTGAGGACAGCTTTAACCATCTGTTCTATCCCTCCCTTCCATTTCCCTACTGATGTGGTGCATATCAGATGCAATATCTGACAGGCTTTCTATTGTTGCTTCAATTAAGGAGGCTGCATCGTCTAGCTGCGTGTAAGTTTTAACACGCCAGTTGTCGTCTGCAATACCAAAAAAATGGTTTAAACTCCGAATCTCCCCCATTGCATCTAGCACAGAGGCGTCAAATAAAATACTAATCTCTCTATTTGACAGCCCTTTTAACCGCCCAATAGTCAGTATCGGCAAGTGATTTCTTTCCACTTCTCTTTGCTCTTTCTGGCTCATAATAACCCCTTAAACTTGTGTCTTTGAGTTTAGATATGTAGATACTTTTCCAATTAACGACTGCGTATCCACGACCATGTGCCCTAACTTCAGCAATAGGTGGTTCCACAGCATCAGAACCAAACCTGTTGATACTGTAATCCAGAACGTCATGGAATTCAACCCTTTTTTCATCACGGGTTTCATTCTTGTCATCCATACCCTGCACGTTGAGGTAGGTCTGCCAGCATTTAGCCAGTGCTGTTTTCCTTTCATATTCTGGCACTACCAGTTGACGTAGGCGACCAATATTGTTTACAATTCGATGCAGGTACATATCCTTGTCGAACCATCCAAGTTTCCGCCTCTTCACTATGCAGTCTCTCTCTACTCCCTGCACGTGCTTGATTATTAGCTTTAGCGTCTTTCGCGCTCTGTTCATTCATACCTCCTATTATACGATTATTATTATCATGGGTACATATCCCATAAGGGATATATTATATACCCACTAAGAGATATATACAACTACGGGAAGGTATGAAATAATGTCCTTTCTATGGACCTATATAAGCATTTACTTATGGACATTTACCTTTATAATCAAGGAGATAAGCGAGAAAGCCTACTATAGTATAAGGGGATGAAAAGCCGGAGGTTGGGCCGGAAAAGAACAGGGATGGTGGAACCCGCAACCCACAGAACCCACTACATTACACACCGCTATGACAGGGGGCGGGATATAAAACACGGGAATGTGATATATGTATAATCCATCCTAAAGGATGCCGTGACAACAGATGTAATGTACCAAGAAGTATCTTTCTGACAGGATATCACTATGCCCTGTCAAAAAGACACTTATGCCAAAATGGGAACCAAATAAAAGCTACACAGAAGACGCGGTAGATTGGGTCTGGACAGTTTTACGTGCCAACGCTGGGCCAATATCCTTTGAATATCTACTGAAGCGTTTCACAGGACGGAAGGACTTATACCGTAGGTCTGATCCAGAAGACAGATTGCACAGGATAATTGCACAATGGGATATGCACAAGGCGCAGGACGGGATGATTCGCAAACGAAAAAGCACAGGCGAGCACACAGGAGACAGCGAAACTTAGTCCAAAAGGATAACCCTTATAGGGGTTATAAGCTGAAATCAGCTACTGAATACAAACGCAACAAAAGGGTTGACACTGAACTAGACTAGCTGTATTGTTAACGCTCTATTATTTATAGGGCAAAGGCAATGATTGATAGACATATGGTGTTTACCGTACATGATGGGCACGTTTCATTTCAAGCTAACTGGTCACGGCATGGTACTGTGAATTTGTCTGGTAGTGAGCCACTGACATGGTATGGAGTCCATACTGGTGAACGTATCAGCGAGATATCAGCACAGGATATGATTGATCGCCTTATCAGTGTTTTTAAGCCTACTTCCTCAGAAATCATACTGGATAGTTGCTAATGTTAAAAATTAGCACTATGACGGGTAAACTGGTAAAAATACCCGCTATTAATACCAACACCTTAACTAACGAATTCTGTCAAAAAATGCACACAAGCAGCCCACAGTGTATCTGTACGGGTTGTTACAGTTGGGCAATGCTAGAGGGTAGTCGGAAAAATTGTGCACCGGCTTGGGAAAAGAATAGTATATTATTAAAGTCTAATATACTTAAAGAGATACCACAATTCAATACGTTATATTTTAGGTTTGACGGGCACGGGGAATTAATAAACGAAACACATTTTATTAATTACTTACTAATCACAGAACACAACCCGAAAACCACATTTTCACTGTTTACAAAACGCCACAAGCTAGTTAAGAAGGTACTGGAAACACGGAAAAAACCACAGAACCTTATATTAGTGTACTCTAATCCGTTAGTGGATAGGATCACGGACAAAATACCCTACTATTTTGATAAGGTATTTAATACCACTACAGAAAAAAGCACACGGGATAACTGCACGGGTAGAAAATGTATCGAGTGTTTAGCGTGTTATCAGTTTGACGGTAATTCTGTTTTGATTGAACAGAAAAAGAAGAGAGCATAAAAAAACCCCGCCGAAACGGGGTTAATTATTGGGATTACTTTAGTTTTTCAGATTTATATTCAACGTAAGTTATGTATTCTACGCCTTCCGTATCTGGCGCGTAATTGTTTATTTCATAACTAGTGTTCCATTTTCCCGGTACTTTGTACACTGAACATCCGGTTGGCACTAGCAGTCCAGACCTATCAGCTTTTTGGATTCTCTTTAATCCTCTAAACAGATGTGGGTCTGATACCCAATTACATGCTGACGTTAAAAACCAGTGAAATTCTGGTTTTGTCGGCCAGTCCGGATACAACGACGTGCTGATCTTATGCTTAGGTTGCATATTGTGTTACCTCTAAATTGTTAAAGAGCGATACAAAATGCGCGTTAGCGCATCCTTTATTATGACACAGGTCAAGACACAAGTCAATCGTAAATGCGACACACACAGGCCGATACGCGACACAGCACGACACAGAAGCACAGCGCAATATAATAATATAAGGGAATTCTAATATTCAGATCCAAAGTTTAGAAATTTCAAATATTATAATATTCCAGAATTAAAATATAATAAAAT